ACTTCGCTTCGACCGTTTCACTTACGGGATCTTCTAAACACAAAGTCATCATCATCGATGAGGCGGATAACACAGGGAACGACGTACAACTCCTACTACGGGCGAATATTGAGGCATTTTATAACAACTGCCGATTCATCTTCACCTGTAACTACAAGAATAAAATCATTGAACCTCTTCACTCCCGTTGTGCGGTTATTGACTTCACAATCAAAGGAAAGCAGAAGGTTCAACTCGCAGGAAGTTTCTTCAAGCGACTTCAGACAATCTTGGAAGAAGAAAAGATTGAATACGATCAAAAGGTTGTTGCGGAACTTGTTTCCAAACACTTCCCAGATTTTCGTCGTGTCCTCAACGAATGCCAACGATATTCTACGGGAGGAAAAATCGACTCTGGCATTCTTGCATCTTTCTCAGACGTTTCTGTAACAGAACTAATCAAATGTCTGAAAGAGAAGAACTTTACTGAAGTCCGTAAATGGGTTACATCAAATCTGGACAATGATTCTGCTGTAATTCTTCGTAGGGTTTATGATGCTCTCTATGATGCTCTAGTTCCTGGGTCCATTCCAGCAGCAGTTTTGATTGTTGCCAAGTATCAATATCAGATTGCTTTTGTAGCAGACCAAGAAATCAATCTTCTTGCTGCTCTTACTGAAGTTATGGTGGAGTGTGAATTCAAATGAATGTAAAACTAATTCGTATGTGGTCTGGTGAAGATGTCATTGCAGACCAAGTTGGAGACTTGACCGATAGTATTGTCATTCGCAATCCTATCGTTGCTATTCCTACAGGAAATGGGCAGATGGGATTTGCTCCTTGGTCTCCACTATTAAAAGATAGAAATATAGATGTAGAAGTTACTAAAAAATACATTGTTTATATTTCAGAAGCTCAAGATCAAATTGTAGAGCAATATGAAGAAATGTTCTCTGTAATTAAATCTCCTAGTAAAAAGTTGATTGTTTGATGATGATTATTTCCGAACAAGATGCCCAGTGGGCTGCAGATGAGTTTATTAAATATTTCTCACAGATGGGAAATATTGAGGACTATTTGCGTTTTGTGAAGAAAGAAGTCATTAAGAGTACTAATACTCTTGCACCCCTTCAAGATGAATTCTTTAATGAGGATATTCATCCTGAGGACATGGAGTTTGATATCAAGTTTGTTGGTGATAGATTTCAGCATTCATTGCCCCAAGAACATTACAACACTCTCTTAAAGGCAGTGTCATCTCATAATAATGAGTCCAACATTCCTGGAAGAGAACTTCGTTGGATGGTATTTGAAAAGAATACTAAAAAGGTTCTTGGTTTCATTCGATTTGGTTCGCCCACTATCAATTCCAAACCAAGAAATGAATGGTTGGGTAAAGTTCCCAATCTTTCTATTTTCAATCGCCATGCTGCAATGGGATTTGTGATTGTTCCATCCCAACCATTTGGATACAACTATCTTGGCGGTAAACTTCTTGCACTTCTTTGCTGTTCTCACTATGCAAGAGAAACACTCAATAAAGTATTTGAGAAAGACATTGCTCTGTTCGAAACAACATCTCTTTATGGTTCAACAACAGATGCATCTCAGTATGATGGACTAAAACCATTCATGCGTTATAAGGGACTGACTGAAAGTAAGTTTCTTCCCCTTCTTCACGATGAGGCATTTCATGTGCTTCATGACAGATTTACCCTACTCAATAACAATACTCCTCTAACTGACAATAAAGCATCATCTAAAAAGATGAAGCGTCAAACAAAGATGATTTCTATCATTCGCAATTCACTTCAAGATAAAGAAAAACTTGCAAAGTTTAATGAAGTAATTGGCACAGCTTTATCTCTAACTCAGAAGAAGAGATTTTATATCTGTGAATATGGATATTCCAATGTTCGAGAAGTAATTCTTGGAGAGCAAGAAGAACTTGTTCGTGGCCCAAACTGGGATAAGTTCTATCTGGAAAACATCATTGCTTGGTGGAAGAAGAAAGCAACTAAGCGTTATGAAAAACTTAAGGAAGAGAATAGGTTCAGAACAAAGGTCGAACTCTGGACAGATGATGATGACATTCAAATTATACGATGACTTACGAACTTAAAGATTGGTTGAATTCTATCAACTTCACAAAGGAAGATTTATCTGAAGATATTAAATCTTATCCTCCATACATTATCAATCGTTGCTTGTCTGGACATATTGATTGTGTGATGTATGCAAATGAAATGAATATGCACCATCAACTTGATAAAGATATGCAATATTCTTTTTATCTAAATACTCTTAGGAAACGGAAGAGATTTTCTCCCTGGCTCCGTAAGGATAAGGTTACAGACTTAGAATGTATTAAATCATACTATGGTTATAGTAATGAGAAGGCATCCCAAGCACTGAAAATTTTATCTAATGAGCAAATCAAATTTATAAAACAACGACTTGAAACTGGTGGAAAAAAATGACAAACACAATTGAGCCCCAAGTAAATTGGTCTCCAAATATGATGGTTGAAGTTGTTCTTAATGAACCTGACGACTTTCTGAAAGTTCGTGAAACTTTAACTCGTATCGGAGTTGCATCAAGAAAGGAGAAAAAACTCTATCAATCTTGCCATATTCTTCATAAACAAGGAAGATACTATATCACTCACTTTAAGGAACTGTTTGCTCTTGATGGTAAACATGCAAATCTTACTGTGAATGATATTCAAAGAAGAAATAGAATTGTAAAACTTTTATGTGACTGGGGATTGATTAGTATTGTATCTCCAGAATTAGTATCAGATATTGCTCCACTCAATCAAATTAAAGTTCTTGCATACAAGGACAAGTCTGATTGGGTTTTGGAGCAGAAATATAACATTGGTGCTAAGAAAAAGGTAGAAACCGAATGAAAATGTGCGGGGTTCAACACTCCGCTTTTTTTGTCTTGTTGTATAATTAGTAGTGGATGCCGAAAGGGTCCACACAACACAAACTCGCTTTAAAAGGAGCTACCATAATGACTAACCTTACAAGGTATACTGCTGCGGATCTTCCTACTCTAATGGAAAAGATCACTCGCAATAGCATTGGAATGGATGAGTATTTTGATCGTCTATTTCATCTTCACGAAACTACATCAAATTATCCGCCTTATAATCTAGTTCAGGTAAATAATGTAGAATCAAAACTAGAACTAGCACTCGCTGGATTTAAAAAGAAAGAAGTTTATGTCTACACACAAGATGGTAAACTCTTTATCGAAGGTCAGAAAGAAGATAAAGAAACGGATACCAACTATCTCCACAAGGGTTTGGCTCAACGGTCATTTACACGAGCGTGGACGCTCTCTGACGACACGGAAGTTAGATCAGTTGATTTTGAGGATGGGCTTCTGACAGTTACTCTTGGTAGAATTGTTCCCGATCACCATAAGCGTAAAGATTACCTATAAATACAACTGAATATCGTCGGCGCGAGGAGCACCTGGCAAAATCCAGGTTGACTCCTCCTTTTTTTTATGGTAGAATCTTGGAAGGAGAATTATTTTAAAAATGACTGTTAAACTTGTTACTTTAAGATCTGGTGAAGATCTTATTTGTGATATCAAAGAAGTTTATGATGATGAAAAGTTGTGTGCATATTCTTTGAATGTTCCATACTCCGTAAAGTTATTGAATCCTGAAACTTTATTGCAGAATATGGAAAAAATTTCAGAACCAAGAGTTACTTTTTTTCCTTGGCAACCACTATCAAGTGATGCTAATATATTGATTCCAATTGATTGGGTTGTTTGTATAACAGAGCCAATTATTCAAATTAAAAATTCTTATATTGACAAGACTGAATTTTACAAGAGGTTAACTGATGAAGGATGCGATAGTAAAGATAGTAGCACTGCTGAACAATCTGATTCTGATCAGTCAGATTGAAGAAGTTGGTGCTGACATTGGAGAACCTGATTGCAAACTAATTGACCCGTTTGTTATCAAAAGCGACAAAACAATGGAACCATTTCTTTGTGGATACACAAAAGAAAATACATTTATGATGAGTTCGGATAAGATTCTCACTCTTGCTGACCCGACTCCGACTCTACTTGAAAAATATGAGGACTTGATTAAGGAATGACGCAACGCTTTTACACTAATGTACAGTTGATTGGAAATCAATTTTTGGTTCGTGGAGTAGAAAATGGCAAAAGATTTGAGACAAGAGATGAGTTCTTTCCAACTCTCTTTATAAAGTCAAAAAAAGATTCTAAGTATAGAACATTAGGTGGTGAAGCAGTAGAACCAATCAATCCTGGAACTGTGCGGGATTGTCGTGAGTTCTACAAAAAATATGATGAAATTGATGGATTTGAAATCTTCGGAAACGATAGGTATATCTATCAATACATTTCGGAAAAATATCCAGAAGATGAAATCAAGTTTGACATCAGTAAAATTAAACTTGTAACTCTGGATATTGAGGTTGCTTCTGAACAGGGATTCCCAGATGTTGAATCTTGTTCTGAAGAAATCCTTGCAATTACTATTCAGGACTATACCACTAAAGAGATTATTACTTGGGGTGTAAAACAATTCAATAACAAACAGAGCAATGTGACTTATCATTATTGCCCAAGTGAATATGAACTTCTAAATCATTTTATTAACTATTGGATGGTTGATGTTCCTGATGTTGTAACTGGTTGGAACATTCAGATGTACGATATTCCTTACATTTGTAAGCGTCTTAATCGTGTTCTTGGTGAGAAACTAATGAAGAGATTTTCTAACTGGGGACTTGTGACTGAAGGTGAAGTATTCATCAACGGCCGAAAGCACACTACGTTTGATGTAGGTGGATTAACGCAACTTGATTACCTGGACCTTTATAAGAAGTTCACTTATAAGGCGCAGGAGTCATATCGTCTGGATTACATTGCCGAAGTTGAACTTGGGCAGAAGAAACTTGACCACTCTGAGTTTGATACCTTTAAGGATTTTTACACTCATGGTTGGCAAAAGTTTATTGAGTATAATATTGTTGACGTAGAACTTGTTGACCGTTTGGAAGACAAGATGAAACTAATTGAACTCGCACTTACGATGGCATATGATGCTAAAGTAAATTATATTGATGTGTTCTATCAGGTTCGAATGTGGGATAACATTATCTACAATTATCTCAAGCGTCGCAACATTGTCATTCCCCCAAAAAATAAGTCTCAAAAAAATGAAAAATATGCAGGAGCTTACGTCAAGGAACCGATTCCTGGAAAGTATGATTGGGTTGTCTCTTTTGACCTTAATTCTCTTTATCCTCATCTCATTATGCAATACAACATCTCCCCAGAGACCCTACTGGACGAGAAGCATCCAACAGCAAGCGTTGATAAAATACTTGGCCAAAAAATAAACTTTGAGATGTACAGTGACTATGCTGTATGTGCTAACGGTGCAATGTTCCGTAAGGACATTCGTGGATTTCTTCCAGAATTAATGGAGAAGATGTATCAAGATCGTGTTATCTTCAAAAAGAAGATGATTGAGGCAAAGAAACAGTATGAGAAAACCAAGAATAAAGAACTGGTAAAAGAGATTGCCCGCTGTAATAACATTCAGATGGCAAAGAAGATTTCT